GATATTAACAATGAGTAAACTAGATAAAACAGTCAAACAACTAGCTAAGGACTACGAGAACTTTGCTATTGTAATTATGAATAATGATGATGAGGAGATCCAATACGAGGTAAGTAATCCTCTTATTGGCGAAATGCTTCTCTCTAAGGCACTGGATGAGTGCCGAGACAAGGATGAGGTCAAAGCAGCAATTATTGATATTGAATCAATGGTGGATGACTTTGATAATGGCCGAGAGGAGATTCTGGACTATTAAGCATTGATGATTAACAGGAAGGACAAAAAGCTTATATTGCTGCCTCCCAAAACTGGAACAGTATCTTTTGAAAGCCTGTTTGGTGATGGCTTCTGCGGATATAGTTCATATAGCAGGCAAGACCCCGTAAGTCATATACATATGTACTTAGGCGAGGCTATTGCTTATTATGGCATTGATGACATAGAGAATTGGGAAATATATCAAACCGCAAGAAACCCAATGGATAGAATCGTATCTTCATTTCTTCATCAGAAGAGGATGCTAAAGAGGCTGGGAAAGCCATTGGGTGTTATTGAGTTTAAGTACTTCTTGCAAAAAGTAAATGAATATCATCATCTACTCCCAGACAATGAGGATGCATTTGCTAATGCAGTTTTCCCAAAGGGTAACATTCTCCCACAAAACGGTAAAAGCTCAAGGGGTGTGAGGTTCTATGTCCCTCAGACCTCTTGGGCTGATCCTATTAAATACAATGTAAAATACATAAAACTAGGCGAGGATAATTCTAAGCTTTACAAGCAGATGAATCTTCCAAGCGATTTAATTCTACCTAAGTTGAATCAAAGCAGGTTAAATAAATCAAGATACAAGTATGTTCACACCGAAAAAACTAAAAAAATAGTAAAATCCTTGTATGAAATGGATTTTGAAAAAATAGGTTATGATGGATAAAAACAAACTGGACATTGCTCTAATTAAAAGACGGATGCCATTTAAGGTAAGGAAAATAGGGGAGTATAACATTTCTTCTTTATTGGGAAATTTGAGCAATATGGATTCTAGTTGGTGGGAAGAAGACAACTACAGGCTGAAGAAATACGTTGTTCATCAATATACGAACTCGTTGGCAATTATGTGGGATCCAGATTGCATTGGAAATAACAAAAAAGGGGAAAAACACGAAAGGAATTATGATTTCCTTGGCTTTGATAAGGTGCTAAATAAATTAAGACCAATATATGAAAAAGAATTTGGAAAAGGTGACTTTCACAGGGTTTTAATAGCTAGACTAAAACCAAATTCAGAAATAGCTCCTCACCGCGATGGTGGGAGACCTTTAATGATGGGCAGGCGAACCCACATACCAATAGTCACAAATAAGGATATTGTATTTAATGTTGGTCATGACCAAGAGAGTTTTCACCTAGAGGCTGGTTCTATATATGAATTAAATAACGCAAAAAAGCATGCTGTAAAAAATCCTACGGACGATTACAGGATTCATTTAATTATTGATTGGCTGCAAGATAAGGGGTTTTGGCTAAATAAACAAACTTAATGGCACTAGAGTTCACAGATCATCCAATTGTTAGGCCACCTACTGACGAGGAGATAATCCTTCTTGGTGAGAGTGACCCAAGCCTATTGGCGAGTCTACACGAGGCTCACGAAGGTAGAATTAAGGCTGCTGAGGAAGATCCTCTGCGCTATGGCTTTGATTTGGATGGATGGTCAAGAATGCGAGAATCTTTAGAGAAATACGACGAAGTTCTGGTATTGGGGGGAAACAGAAGCGGTAAAACCACTGGTTGTGCTAAAATGGTTATGGAGGCGGTTACTAACAGCAGGGACGGGCATATTGTCTGTTTTAGTCAAAATGAGGACACATCCATCAAGGTTCAGCAATCCGCAATATGGGAAATGATGCCCAAGGAGTTCAAAAAGAAAACCAAGGGAATTGAAGGGTACATCAACTTCTCCATGCAGAATGGCTTTACTGCTAAGTCATTCATCTTCCCCGATACCAGAACCCGCGTTGACTTCAAGACATATACGCAGTTCAGTAACAATGCTACAATCCTTGAGGGCTTTGAGTTCGGTTTCAAGAACCCAGAAAGCCTAAATGTAGGTGCTTGGCTTGATGAATACTTAGGTGATTCAGCACTAGTAAATACGCTTAGGTTCCGATTAGCTACCAGAAACTCAAAGATGGTTATCGGATTTACTCCGATTCACGGCTATACCCCATTTGTTGCTGACTATCTAAAGGGAGCAGAAACGCTAAAGACCAAAAAGGCTGAGCTACTCAAAAACAAGCCATTGCCAGTTGTTCAACATTCTCCGCAGAGAAACGCTGGTGTTGTGTATCTTCACTCAGATGAGAACCCATTTGGGGGTTATGATCGTATTAAAAAGGATTTGATGAACTCCCCAGAGGATCAGATCCTTTGTCGTGCTTACGGCTACCCAGTCCGTAGTATGACTTCTCTGATTCCTTTATTCAGTACAAATGTAAATGTTCTGGGTGATGAGCCAAACAAGTACGGGATGAAGTTCCCTGATATTACAAACCCAAACAACTACACAATATATCAAGTTGTTGACCCAGCTGGGGCTCGTAACTTTGTTGCTCTCTGGGCGGCTGTATCTAGGGATGGCCGCGTCTACATAAAGAGGGAGTGGCCTGATAGGGATAGCTATGGTGAGTGGGCTACATTCGGAGATCCCAAATGGAAGTATGGGCCAGCAGCCAGAAAGATTGGCTATGATGTAGCTGGATATGCTGAACTATTTAAAGAAATAGAAAGAGAAGAGGGTATTTACCCATTTGAAAGAATTGGGGACTCAAGATATTTTGCTAGGGAGAACGAGAACAATGAAGATTTGTTTCATTCGTTTGCTGACAAGGGAATGTACTTTGTTCCATCTAGCGGAAAGCAGGAGAGAGATGGTATCATTGCACTAGATGAGTGGTTTGATTACAATCCAGACGGAACTATTGATTATGCCAATATGCCAAGGTGCTACATTCACCAGTCATGCGGCAATTTAATTGATAGTTTAATTAATTATAATTCAGAGGGGAAGAATGACGAGGCCCTAAAGGACTTCTTTGATTTGATCCGTTATTTGCGTATGGCAAATGATGGGAGCGGCCCTGATTTCGTCTCTGGTGATTCACTAAAGGTTACAAAGGTAGGAGCAGGAGGTTACTAATGGCTAAAAAGCGTTTAAAAGATATTGCAGAGGAGTTCAACATTGATTTTGAGGAGGCCCAAAGAATCGTATACAACAATCTTGAAGAAGATATGGTAAGCGGTAAGGGCAGAAACACTTGGATCAGTGAAGCAGGTCAGGACATATTTGATAATTATGTACCATTACCTGTTATTTACAGGGGTAAGGTAGTCCGATTAGCACCAAACCCAATGTTTGTAGTAACATACATCAAAGAACTGGGGAAGACAGTACCAGTAAAGCTAAGAAATAGAAACCAAAAGGGGTTTTTGCTAAAAACTATTTATGTAAAGGCGGATAATTCGGGTGCAGAACCCAGATTTTCATACATTCGCCCTCAAGATTTATAATATGGAAGAGATATTTGAACTAACCCTCAAGGTCTTGCTCTCTATGCTAGAATTAGTGTTACTTTGACATTATGGAAGAAATTACAGAAGAAAACAACTCAACTAAACAGTTGACCTATTTATCAAAGAAACCAGATGTTCGCACTCTAAGGGGTGCATACGAGCAAACAGTTTCTGACCTATCGTCATTTTTTGACATGTGCCGATCATCTTATGATGACCGACGAAATTTTTGGGCTGGGAAAAGTAACGATCTGCGAAAGCACGGTGCTGATGCATTTCCTTGGGAGGGTGCTTCCGATATGGAGAGCCACGTTATTGATGAACGAATTGGACGATTAGTATCCCTCTTTATCTCTACGCTCTCTAGAGCCAACATCAAAGCGTTTCCATCTTCAATGGCTCACCTTGGGCGAGCTAAAATGATTTCGTCGTTTATGAAGTGGATGGCCTCATCTGGATATATTCCTCGCTTCAAGCGGGAGATGGAGCTCGGCGCGAATTACTTACTTGAGCGCGGGATTTTAATTACCTATGTCGGGTGGCATCGTGAGGATCGTCGCTTTATTCAAAAGCTAAACATTTCTCAGATTGCTGGGCGAACCCCAGAAGCAATGGAGATGTTCCGATCTGGGTATGCGGACGAAGAGATTATGCAAACCTTAATGTTGGCATTTGAGGGTCTAACCGAAAAGAAGGCCCAACAAGCGATCTCAGACTTGCGAGAAACTGGTGAAGCAGAATTTCCAGTTATTCGCCGTCAGGTTGATTCTCCAGAGGTTAAAACACTAGCCCCTGATGGTGATTTCTTATTCCCTACTTATGTTACTGATCCTCAGCGAGCACCTTACTGCTTCTGGCGGACATTTTATACTCCTCAAGAGCTAGAAAACAAGGTTATGACCGATGGGTGGAATGAGGATTTTGTTGATTATGTAATTGATCACTATAAGGGCGTACGAGCGAGCTCCATTGAGCACGACAGTTCAGCCATTAGCTACAACAATGGTGTAATTTCTGACTCATTTACAAATGCTGAAGACCTAATTGAGATTGTTCATGGCTATCAGCGACTAATTGATGAGGATGGAGCAGAGGGAATCTACGAAACCATCTTCCACAAGGATCTGGATGATGATTCAATTGTTACGCCTTATGCTAAATTTGAGTTAATGAATGGTTATGACGACTACCCAGTTGTAGTAACTAAATTATCAGAGGACTCAAAACGCCTATATGATGTTAATTCTTTGCCTGCTCTGCTTCGCGGAATTCAGAATCAGGTTAAGATTGAACGCGATTCTCGGATTGACCGAAACAGCTGGGCTACCCTTCCGCCATTAATGCACCCCAAGGGGCAAGCACCGCTTGAGTACGGGCCTGGCCGATTCATTCCTTATCGCCGTAAAGGTGATATTGAGTTCGCCCCTTCTCCGCCTGCACCAAGTGGATCTATTGAAATTGAGACCACCCTTGAGGAGCAAGCTAACCGACTTTGCGGATTGGATGAATCTCAAATATCCCAGAATAGGCTACAGTTCTTTGTTGATAAGTTCCTTAGTCACTCAGCCGAGGTTCTTAAGCTGGCGTTTAAGTGCTTTCAGCGTTTTGGCCCTGATGAATTATTCTTTAAGATTTATGGGGAATCAAATCCTCAGGTTCTCCAAAAGGGCGATCCAAGCGAGGATTATGATATTATCATATCGTATGACGTACTTAACAATGATCCAGAGACGCAAGAAAAGAAATTGCAGCAATTATTGCAGTTATCTCAAATGGATCGCAATGGTCGGTTGAGTATTGACCAACTGCTTGAGGTTTCCGCCAATGCAATTGACCCAATTATGGCTGATTCTATTATTAAGCCACA